CTTGTACCCACTGTAAGGTGTTACCATCATCATAATACACATAACGGATACCAGTATCAGAATTAAACCAAGTCTGGCCAACGAATGGCGAAGCAGGAGCAGTGCTACCGATATACGATGCACCTTGCGAGCCTGTGTAACCAAGGCTACCAGTGTAACCCTGTGAACCAGAGTAACCTTGCGAGCCAGTGTAACCCTGTGAACCAGAGTAACCTTGTGAACCAGTATAGCCGAAGGAACCTGTATATCCGGTTACACCTTGTGAACCAGTATAACCAATATCGCCCTTAGAACCCGTGTAACCTAATGAACCAGTGTAACCGATGACACCTTGTGAACCAGTGTAGCCGATATCACCCTGTGAACCAGTGTAACCTGTGGTACCAAACGAACCAGTGTAACCGATGACACCTTGTGAACCAGTATACCCAATATCACCCTTTGACCCGGTATAACCAAGGTCACCTTTAGAACCAGTGTAACCTATGTCACCTTTGGAACCCGTGTAACCTTGGATACCAACAGCACCGTCTAGGTTGACATTCCAAGCAGAATAAGTTCCGGAACCTAGTTGTCTTACCTTAGTAAAGACTAGAGATCCAGCACTATAACTTACAACAATACCATATTGAATATTAGATGAGTCATAAGCTACAACAATATCTTGACCAGCCGAGTAATCAACATTCACATCAGCAACAGTGATTGTTTGATTACCACTGCTACCTAATGCAAAGGAGGTGGCTGACGTTGTAGAATACTTATCACCATCAGCACCAGCAGAGCCAGTGTAACCCTGCGAACCAGTATAACCATGAGAGCCAGTATAACCGATGTCACCCTTTGAACCAGTGTAACCGATATCTCCCTTAGAACCAGTGTAACCTGTGGTACCAAACGAACCTGTATAACCTTGAATACCTTGCGAACCAGTATAGCCGATATCGCCCTGAGAACCAGTGTAACCTAGTGAACCGGAGTAACCAATGTCACCCTTAGATCCAGTGTAACCGATGTCGCCCTTAGAACCGGTATAACCCTGTGAACCAGTGTAACCAAGATCACCCTTTGAGCCAGTGTATCCGGTTACACCCTGTGAGCCAACATATCCTACTGAACCAGTATAGCCGATATTGCCCTGAGAACCAGTGTAACCTAGTGAACCTGAGTAACCGCGAGTACCACTAGTTGTTGCGACATCCCATGTAGAACCAGTATAGATTAAATCTACCTTGGTATCAGTTATGTTTAGAACAAGATTACTATATGAACCATTAATTGTTCCGCCATTAGCATTGACTGTTAGTGAGTTTGTAGCGAAGGCATTACCAGTGTCAACAACAATGACATAAAAACCAGTTGATGGAGAAGCAGGTAGAGTTACAGTAAATGCACCACCAGAAGTATTAGCAAGAATACCGTCGTTATTACTGGCGGTATAATTGGCAGTTTTATTCATCCAGTTGATTGCGTTAGAACCAGTGTAACCTACTGAACCAGTATAACCGAGGTCACCCTTTGAACCAGTGTAACCAGTGATACCCTGAGAACCACTGTAACCCTGTGAACCAGTGAAACCAACGTCACCCTTTGAACCAGTGTAACCTAATGAACCGGAGTAACCGACGATACCTTGCGAACCGGTGTAACCAATATCACCTTGGCTACCGACATAACCCACTGAACCAGTGTAACCCTGCGAACCAGAGTAACCAATATCGCCCTTAGAACCTGTGTAACCGATGTCACCCTTTGAACCAGTGTAACCGTCTGTGCCTTTAGAACCAGTGTAGCCGATGTCACCCTTTGAACCAGTGTAGCCGATGTCACCCTTTGAACCAGTGTAGCCGATGTCACCCTTTGAACCAGTGTAGCCGATGTCACCCTGATCACCCTTTGAACCAGTGTAACCCTGTGAACCAGTATAACCCTGTGAACCAGTGTAACCAGCAGAGCCAGTATAACCAGATGAACCTGTGTAACCGTCTATGCCCTTTGAACCAGTGTAACCGATATCGCCCTTAGATCCAGTGTAACCGATATCGCCCTTAGATCCAGTGTAACCCTGTGAACCAGTGTAACCAATATCACCCTGAATACCAGCAGCACCGTCTAGGTTTACTGACCATGATGCGTAAGTGCCTGAACCTAATAGGTTAGTCTTATTAAAGACTAGAGATCCAGAACCAGAATTATAACTTACAACAATACCATATTGAATATTGCTTGCATCATAAGCTACAACGATATCTTGACCAACTGTATAATCTACATTTGTGGTTGTAAGAGTAATTGTCTGAGAACCAGAGGAACCAAGAGTGAAGCTGCTTGTAGATGCACTAACATACGTGTCGCCGTCGTTACCAGCAGAACCAGTGTAACCTTGTGAACCACTGTAACCCTGTGAACCAGTGTAACCTACTGAACCAGAATAACCTTGCGAACCGACATAACCCGTTGTACCAAAGGAACCAGTGTAACCGATATCGCCCTTAGAACCAGTATAGCCTTGCGACCCAGTGAAGCCAACGTCACCCTGTGAACCAGTGTACCCGTCTGTACCTTTAGAACCAGTATAGCCGATGTCACCCTTTGAACCAGTGTAGCCGATGTCACCCTTTGAACCAGTGTACCCATCTGTTCCTTTAGAACCAGTGTAACCAATGACACCTTGTGAGCCAGTGTAACCAATGTCACCCTTTGAACCAGTATAGCCGATGTCACCCTTTGAACCAGTATAGCCGATGTCACCCTGAACACCCTGAGAACCTGTATAACCAATAACACCTTGCGAACCTGTATAGCCGATATCGCCTTTAGAACCAGTATAGCCGATATCGCCTTTAGAACCTGTATAACCCTGAGAACCCACATAACCTACAGAACCAGTGTAGCCCTGTGAACCAGTGTAACCCACAACACCCGAAGATGTTACGTTCCACACACCATACGCAGAATCATATGTCCAGGTTTTACCATTGGCTGAATATGTTTGGCCATTAGTTGGCGAGCCAGGAAAGTCTAGATTTGCCATTTTGGTTCTCTCTTGTATTAAGGGTTCTTAGGGTTCTTACTCTATTTATTATAATTCATTTTGTTAAGCTATTAAATTGCTGAAATATCCTTGATGGTGATTACACCTACCATGCTGCTGTGTATACTGCAAATATATTTGTAATCGCCTGTTGTGCCTACTGGTATCTTCCAGTACAATGTACCTACAACTTGTCCCTGAGCGGAACTTCCTGAACTAACTGTGCCTGTTGTGCTTACATGTACTAGACCAGTGTCATAATTTGAATTCGAGCTGTTTCTAATTAAGAACGGATGTCCAGTTACAGCAAGGTTGAATGCAATAGTAGTGCCGCTAATGGCATATATTGTAGGATCATCTGATGATCCATACTGATCAAATCTGTATGCACTTGATCCGTTGTTGGTAACTGCTAACATTGTAATTGCAGGCAGATAAATTTTGTCTACAGTTAGTGTCGCACTCGTAGCATCTGTCAATCCTGAAAACGAACTCGCTTGGCTACCAGTATATCCTATATCACCCTTTGAACCAGTGTATCCTAATGATCCAGTATATCCTATGTCACCTTTAGATCCAGAATATCCTAATGATCCAGTGTAACCTTGCGATCCAGTATAACCTTGAGAACCGCTATAACCTTGCGAGCCACTGTTTCCTATTGATCCAGTGTAACCGTGTGAGCCTGTATAACCTGAAGAGCCTGTATAACCAGCGCCAGATGAACCAGTATATCCTAAAGAACCTGTATAACCGGCAGCAGTACTGGCTGAACCAGTATATCCTGCACCAGCAGATCCTGTGTAACCATTACTGCCAGAGGTTCCTGCTGAACCAGTATATCCCATAGGACCAACTGCGGATTCTTGAACCCATTGAGTGGTGTTAACATCATTGTAGTATACATAACGAACACCATCATAATTGTTCCACCATGTATCACCAGCAACTGCGCCAACAGGAGCAGTATTTCCAATATATGTTGTTCCTTTAGAACCAGTATATCCTAATGAACCAGTATATCCGGATGAACCAGAGTAGCCCTGTGAACCTGTGTAACCAAGTGAACCTGAGTAACCAACTACAGTACTAGCAGAACCAACATAACCTTGTGAACCTGTAAAGCCGATATCACCTTTAGAACCAGTATATCCTAATGAACCAGTATAACCTGAAGAGCCTGTATAACCAGCGCCAGATGAACCAGTATAACCTAAAGATCCTGTATAACCGGCAGCAGTGCTGGCCGAACCAGTATACCCTGCACCAGCAGATCCTGTATATCCTAATGATCCAACATAACCTACTGAACCAGTATAACCTCGAGATCCATCATAACCGACAGAACCCGTGTAACCTAGAGAACCTGCATAACCAGTTACGGTGCGCCAATAGACAGCGGAGCCATTGCTCGTTAGAACGTCACCTTCTACACCTACAGAACTGTTCGCAGATATCGCCTTAACAGTTAATGTATTAGAAACTCGGACGTTAGTATTATTTGCACCAATTTCAAATATGATTGAACCGTTCGTGGAATACAAGATTCCATCGGTCATATTGAGTGCTAATTCGCCGGGATTGGAGATCGTTGTCGTATTCGCTGGGCGACCTGAAATCGCCGTGCGTTTTACTTGAACGACCGTGTTACTAGCCATATGGCATTCCTATCCGATATATATCGATATAAATAATCAAGTTATATAACTTGACTTTTAATCACCAATACAGTATACTCATTGTATAATACTTATTATTTATATTATAGGAAACCGATATGAGACTAGCGATAATTGATACCCTTGGTCTTTGCTATGATGGCAGCACTCTCTCTAAGAGAGGTCTTGGAGGTTCTGAATCTGCCGTTATCCTGATGTCTCGGGAACTCTCAAAAATAGGTTTTGATGTTACAGTATTCAATGACTGTATCCACGATGGTGGCAAACCTGGAGTTTACGATAATGTCATGTATCGTCCACTATCCGATATCGAAAAAGAATCAGGATATGATATTGTTATAGCCTCTCGCTCTGTAGCTGCATTTGCTCCTGCTAATATTGGCCAGAACTTTAAGTCTTTCGGTCGTCTACCAAACTTTGAAAACTTTATGAAATTTGCAAAACATAAAGTGCTCTGGATGCATGATACTTTCTGTGATGGCGACCAGTTCATTGAACCTTTCCTACTCGATGGTAGAATAACAGAAGTATTCACTCTATCTGATTTCCATACATCTTACTTTGGTAATTGCGACCATGGTAATAAGCGTATGTTTGAAGTCATGAAGAATTATATCTTTCAAACACGCAATGGTATCATTCGCTATATTGACTGGGTAGATATTACTAAGAAGGATCCGGATCTATTCGTATATAATTCTTCAGTAAGCAAAGGTATGGTCCCTCTCGTTGAGAAAATTTGGCCAAAGGTTAAAGACAGACTACCGAAGGCAAAGCTTAAGATCATTGGTGGATATTACAAATTCCGTGATGATCATGGTCCTGATGAACAGGAAAAGAAGTTCCGTGAACTTGAGAAACTCAATACTCAGCTAGATGTAAACTTCACAGGCATCATTAAGCAGAGTGAAATTGCTGAGATTATGGCTGATGCCTCATTTATGATTTATCCTGCAGCATTCCCTGAGACCTCTGGTATCTCTTGTATTGAAGCTCTAGCTCATAATACCCCTCTACTAACCTGCCGCTTTGGTGCTTTGGAAGAAACAGCTATCGATGTTGCTTGTTATAAAATCCCTCATGCCATTGAGCCTAATAATCTATTCCGCTTTATCAATACCGATTATCAGGTTGACGTGTTTACTGATATGGTTGTCAAAGCCTATAATGACAGATACCTACATCAGCAGAAGATGTATGCATGTAATCAGATAAAGGATGTTTGTGGTTGGGATACAGTTGCCTTGCAGTGGAAACAACACTTCTATAAGATGCTTAATCTATTCCTACCTCTAGATGATTACCGCAAGGTAACTCATATTAATCATAGAGTGCGTAAGGTATTCGGTCGCCGGTTCTATAACTCTGATGAAGCACAGGATCCTAGAAACCCTGAAAAAAACATACAGGTCATAACTCCTGTTTATAACTCTGCGGCGTATATTAAAAACTGTATCCTTTCAGTCGCGCAACAGGACTATAACAATTACAATATGCACATTATCAATGATAAGTCTACTGACAATACCCTAGATGTAATCAACAAGACTCTGGCTTCTCTGCCTGAAAACATTCGTGGTAAGTTTAATGTCATAAACAATGAAACAAATATGGGAGCTGTTTACAATCAAATAAATACTATTAGATCGAAGGTAAAGATTGCTTCTATTGTAATGCTCCTAGATGGTGACGATTGGCTAGTAAATGATCCAAACATATTTCACAAATACAATAACATCTACAAGGATGGTGGCGCAGAGTTTACCTATGGTAGCTGCTATTCATTAGTGGATAAAATCCCGCTTATTGCTCAGCCCTATCCACCAGAAATTAAGAAAAATAAAGAATATCGTAAATACAAATTCAATTGGAATATGCCGTACACACACCTAAGAACGTTTGATGCTCGGTTATTGAATAATATTAATGACAGCGTCTTTAAGGATGCAGAAGGTAATTGGCTAAAGGCTGGCGGAGATACTTCTGTATTTTATAATTTAATTGAACAGGCTGATCCGGGTAATGTTATATGCGTTCCAGATATCGTGTATAACTATAATGATATAAACCCGCTGAATGACTATAAAGTAAATGCTAGAGAACAAACGAAAAACGCTAACATGGTTATGGAGAAAACACCTTGAAAAGAATTCTAATCGGCATTCCTACAGCTAACGATATTCATCCTCAAACATTCAAGTCAATCTATGACCAGATTATCCCTGCAGGATATAAAGCAGACTTTCAATTCTTCTATGGTTATAACGTTGACCAAGTCCGCAACCTAATTGCTGACTGGACTGTAAAGGGTTTTGACTATCTATTTGCCGTTGACCATGATGTATCATTTGCTCCTGATACTATTATGAAGTTGTTAGCACATGATAAGCCAGCAGTGGCAGGTCTCTATCGCCAGCGTCTAGAACCACAGGCAATCGAAGTATATGATATGAACCTTGCTCGTATTCCTTGGTCACATCTAAAGGGTAGAGGTCTTGTTCAAGTTGGTGGTTTTGGTCTTGGCTGTGTTCTTATTAAGAAGGAAGTGTTTGCTACTGTAGGTTATCCGCAGTTTGTTTATCATGATGCTCTTGATCACAAGGATACCTTTAGTGAAGATCTAGACTTCTGTCGCAAGGCTACTCGCAAGGGATTTACTATGTGGGCTGATACTTCTATTGTATGTGGGCATCATGGCCATAAAGTATTCACCATTGTAGATGAAGCACCACCTGTTGTTGAAAATCCTGAGAAGAAGAGACTCAGAGAACTAGGTGCTATGCGTTTACTTCCTCAGACGCACACGCAGTATCTTGCTAGCATGAAGAATGGTGGTCTTGAACCTAAAGTGATTTATGATATTGGTGCGTGTGTTCTACACTGGACTAATGAAGCTAAAACTGTTTGGCCAAACTCACAGTATGTTTTGTTTGAAGCTATGGATGCTACTAAGTTCCTTTATGAAGAAGGCAATTATCTTCATAACTGTGGCTTACTATCATCAGAAGATGAGAAGGTAATTTCTTTCTATGAGAATACTGAGCATCCTGGTGGTAACTCAGTGTATAAAGAAAATAATGTTTTAAGTCCTCGCGCGGATGAGCTATTCCCTGAAGAGAAAAAGGTTCGTAAGATCTCTATGACACTTGATACTGTGGTAAAGGAAAACAATTTCCCCATGCCGGATCTTATTAAGATGGATATTCAGGGAGCAGAGTTAGATGTACTAAAGGGTGCTGCCAATGTTCTTAAGAACTGCAACCATGTCATCCTAGAACTACAGCATGTTGATTATAACTTTGGTGCTCCAAAGTCAGAAGAAGTTATTGAATACATGAAGGGATTAGGATTTAGTACTGCTGGAATGTTCTGCGGTAGTGCATTGGGTGTAGATGGCGACTATCACTTTACTCGTGATTAAAATTCTCCGCCATCAATTCCACCAAGCACAAAGGTGCTGTTAGTATTGTTATAAACTAACACATTACCATTAGCGGTATTTGCTAGATTAACATCAGTAAGCTGCGCTAAAGCAGTAGCACCA